TAAAACTTCAGTCATTAGTAATCGTACTGCCTTATATGATAGCCAGATCCATCTCTGCCTTTATTGGCATATTTCTTGGCTTCATTTATAGCTTCTCTAAAATTATTTTTAAAATAAATAGCGTTGTTTAATAATTGAGGTTTAGTTTCATAGCCTTTAGCAATAGCATAATCGGCTAATGCATCATGGAATTCTTCAGGTATTGAAGGAGACTCACCCATGCGAATGCCACCACTTCCAGTACCTGTAGTCGCTACAAAGTTTTCATCTTTTTTAACAGCATGTATCGTTACAGTTTTAACTTCATTAACCGATACATAGGCTGCACTTAAATCCGAATCAGATACCATTGCCAAACCAATAGCATCTCGTTCTGTCCAGTATACTTTTTTTAATGCTGATTTACGTTGATCAACTGACATCTGTTTTCTCTGGTTTTCCGACTAATCTTGGAATCTCATATCCATCATAGTCTACTCGTGTAATTTCAATAATATCATCACTTAAATCGTAATAACGTTGATCTGCTACTGTAGGAAAAGTATATAAAGTATTTAGGACTCTTGTTTTACGACAAAATTCATCTAAAGCTTTGTTTAAATATATACGGATCTGCGTTTCTCCCATTTCTGGATGATGTTGTTTTACTGTTTCTATGAGTTGTTGTTGTGTCATATTTTATTTAGTCAGGGGAGCATAAAGCTCCCCCAACTTGTTTTGTTTAGTTATCAATCACTATCTGTAAATAATGCTGTTCCATCGGAGTCTGCATCGTCAGAATACACACAACCTGAAACCATCCATTGATCAGATGTTATCTTTGTTAACTCTATCCATGAACCTACTTCACCACCAGTATCTGCAAGATTGGCATCAAGGATAATATTACAGTCATTAGCTGCTGGTAAAACTGCATGAGCATAACCAGCTGTAGTAGATGCAAGTATTACACCTCCTACAAAATCATCACCACCAGAATCTGCAATATCTCCTGTCTTTATTGTATAAGCATTATCATTCGCTGTTTGAACAATAAACTTTACAGTAAATCCAGTATGGACATTTGCGTCTGTTGGTAACGTAACTGTTATAGCAGAACTAGTATTCAAAGACATAATCTTACCTGAATCAGCCTTTACAAGCGTTTTATCTGCAGTAACATCTACAACACCTGCTGTTGAACCACCTAAATAAGGTCTAGCCATAATAAGCCTCCTTACGCTGTGATCTTAAACAGATGATGACTTTCAATTAGCTGTATACCAACACCTTCATCAGACATGTATTGATCTTTAACACCGTCAAAAGCATTGTCTTGCTTAATGTTAGTTTGATATACTGAATCTCTATACACAGCATGAAATAGATTCTCATCAGATACGACAGCCATATACTTGTTATAAGGCCCTCTTAATGCTGGAGTTGGAATCAATTGCAACATACCATGAGGTGTTTCAAGAACTCGGTAGTTAAAACCAAGAGAATCACGTTTCATGTCGCCCATATTAACTGTCCACCCTGAATTACCAGCCATACCTGAAGCACCAGCCATTTTAGACCAGTATCCTAAAGCACCAGCACCTACAAATGCACGTTTCATTCCTGTTTCAGGAACATATTGGAATACTTTTTCCATATCATCTACGAAATTTGAGTATCCATATGAACTATCAACAGTAAATACGTTTTGAGCATCATGTGTCGATGTACTTTCGCCATATTTATCTAATGCTGAAATTATTCCGTATGTTGAACGAATTAGATTTCCTGCTGCATCAACCCTTCCGCCATCTGCAAACGTTTCATCATTGTTAGTGTCGTTATTACCAGCCGCATAAGATGCTTCTTGTAAACCTGTACCACCAACACGAGAACCAAAAAGAAATGCTTTTTCTTTCTGCATTTTGTGTTCTTGTGCTTTTGTTCTACGAAGTCTAGCCAATTCTGAAGACTCTCCACGAAGAACTGCCGCTTCTAGCGTACCAGTTACCTGTAGAGGAGTTTTAAAGATTTGAGTAGAGTTGTAAACGACTTGCAATTCATCTGACCATGCTTCTGGTGATTCACTACCTTCACCTCGTGCATTACCAATTACATGGTAGACGCTGGTAGTTGTTGGACTAAAAGCTCCACTTAAAGATACAACTGTCACATGACTTGCATCAGTAACTGCTTTAACTACAACAACTCCTAGCTTAGTATCTTCATCGGCATTCCAACATTCAGCCACCAATCCAATCCATGAATCATCACAGTCTGGTAGGCCTTTTATTTCAGTTATGGTGTCAATTGCTACTGCTGTATCATTATCAGCTATTGATGTAGCAGAACTTGCACCTGCCTTGAAAGATTGTTTTACCCAAGGATTTCTATGTTCAAACATTTTAAATACTGGGTCTGGGACTTTTCGCATTTCCTGATTACTAATTAATGTAGTAAAAGGGGCCACGTCTGTCCATAGCTCTTTAGTGACTTGTGGATCTACGTAAAAATTCCGTCTATCCGTATAAAGTACACCTGAAGCTTTTAGTAGCTTTTCTGTAGCTGCCATTTTGTAACTCCTACGTTGTATCTACTTACAATTATAAGTAGATATATTTTCTAATTTACTTTATAACTTACCTACCTAATAGAGCATCACTAAACATCTGTTCGTCAGAACGAGGTTGTTCAGATTTGCCAGCTTGAACTGCTGCTGTTTTAGGCATAGCCAAACGACCTGCTTCATTTTGCATTTGCTCAGTTCTTTGCTTTACTACTGGGTTTGGGTTCGTTCTTAATTCATACAATTTCGCTAAGTTGTCTAAAGTAAGATTTTGAGGATTCTGCGACCACGATACAAAGTCAGCTGCTTTAGCTTGATCGTATCCAAAATTGTTTACGGCATGGCTCATAGCCTGACGTTGAACCATTTGAACTTGTTGCCTTTGCATTTGAGCTTGGTATTGCTGTTGCATCTCTTGTTCTCTTATCTTGTCTTTCTTATCTAAGTAATTCAGTTTATCTTCCATATACTTAGCTTTAGCGACTTCGTACTTAAATGATTCCGATTCTGGATCATTATTAGCATCAACTTTATTGTATGAATATGGTTGTTCAGGTGCAACTGGCTCCTTCAATGAAGGCTCTTGAAATCCTTGATCAGGGTATCCTTGAGGTTGTCCATTGGAGGGAGAGGGTTGCTGTTCTGGATTTTGGGATGCTATAGATTGTTTATAGTACTCCAATTCATTCCGTAAAGCATTTACCTCACCCTTGGCCTTGTCTGTCTGCGATTGCCAATATTCAAAACGTGATGTGTCTTCTCTTGGGGAAACGTTTTCTGTTGGTTGTGATTCAGTAATTGGTTCAGCCATTCCTGTCTGAGCGTTTAAATTCTCAGTAGGTGTTTCCCACTGTGGAATACTTGGTGTCTCCGTTTGAAGTCCAAAGTTTTCCACTGGAGGCTGTCCAGCATTACTTGTTTCTATGATATTCTCCATTTCTTTTCCTTTGTGATTTGGTTATTTCCAGCAACCACTTCTTCAATTTTTTTACGTAAGACCATGTCTTTTTAATTTTTCCATCATTTCTTCATCTGTATGTGCATACATCCATCCATCATCTTCTTTTCTATGTTTTCTAATAACCTGCATCTTGTCTAATGGATCTTGAGAATTAACAAACTCTTTAAAACCTTTATCATTCTCCATATAATGATCTACTAAACCACCACTAAGCATCTTTAAAAAAGCCCCTGCAGTTCCACCGCCCATCATATTATGCCACACGTAAGCACTATCTTGCATATACTTTTTTAATGCTTCGTTATTAGTTTGGTCGCTCATATTTTAGTATTCACCTTCGTATAGCCCTCTACCTTTCATGTATTTGTATAATAAATAGGGAGCAGCTGCAGCTAATGCATAAGTAGGTACTCCTGCAAAAGGTCTAAGACGAGTTAGAGCTTGAGCAAGTTTTCCTCCTTTTTTTACTTGATTTGCCGAATTAGCATACGGTACAGATTTTAATTCTTTCTCTCTTTTTGCTATAGTCTTACCTAAAATATTTGATCCTCTTCTAGAAGCATCTATTTCTTCAATTTAGGTAGGGTCTTGCAAATCTGATGCAATAAATGAGTCTCTTTTAGCTTCGTGATCATTGTCAAGATCG